TTCCGTAAGTTTGGTGTAATTCGTTGTAACTCATTCAATGTATATGTTACGCTTACTTTCATCCATGTTCTCCTAATAGTTTCAATACTTTCTCTTTCAATTCTGTACTTCCTTGTTCACCGTACTTGAAGTAAGCTTCTAAGAATGTGAAGTGAATAATCTTACTTAAATCTTCAATACCGTTTTTATCTTGGTGACGAGTAATGTATTTAACAACACTGTGTTGGCACGCTCCTAGATTATTTGCTTCTGAATATTCAATTGGTTGGATACCACGATTCTTGTAGTGACCACCACCTTCTTGAGCGATTAAAGGGTTGTATGGTTTAGATTCTTCCTTGCGTTGGTCAACCAATTTGAGGTGCTTGTTTCTAAACGTGAACGTACCATCGTTGTGGATTCCTGTATACCCTTCAACTTTAACATAGTAAACAGGCTCAGAATAGTTCGAAATGACCTTTACAATCTCCCCAAGTATATGTTGAGTCTCAACACTAAACCATTCTTCTGTGTTATTACTCTTAATAACCTGAACCTTATCACCAACTCTAAGCTTATTTGTTTCTTTAATCGACTCATTTTGTGAGGTGCTTGTTTCTTCGTTTACAAGTTTTAAATTGTTTTCCGACCACCACCAAAGCTCATCATTTGTTTCAACTGCATACGGCATATCACCTACTCCAACCTCTGTAACCACCCCCGTTTCTCCAACACATACATGGCAATCTCCTCGATAACCTATACCATCTGTCCCTTGTAAACTTACAATCTTAACTTCATCACCAACTCTAAACTTATTTGTTTTTAAAGCATTCATTCAACCTCTCCTCGAAATATTTAATAGGAAGTTGTTACTCGTAATGTCAAAATAACAGCTTAGAAGAATATTATACAACTTCTAACTACGAATAACAACTCTGTTTATTTAATTAGCTGTAGTATTTTTCTTTCATGTAATCCAATGATACGAACATTTAGTCACTTTCTGAAATATCACATTTCATTAAAGCCTCGTAGACACGATGGTCAATTTGGTCTTTCCATTTGTTAGCTACCTCTTTAATGTAGTCCTCTTTAGCTGCCTTGTATGCAAGGAAAGCTTCTTCAGGCGACAGAAAATACCCTAGATGTTGACTTCCACCACCCTTACGGACTGTGCTTGAATACTTTTTGACTCGTTTATGATAACTTACACCTAGCGAATACTCACCTCTTTTTAACTTACTGTTCGTAAGTAATAAATTAACCTCTTGAGGTACAAAACAGCAAGTATCCTCCGAGTACAATTTGTTACCTTTTACTAGAATGTCTTTATCTAGTTGGAAACTCTTACCACTCTCATCAACTTTGCTGAATCCAATCTGACTATTACACCATTCATAGAAAAACGAGTAGTTCCTAAACATGTCAGAAGTTGTACAATCTTTGTAAGTAGGTTTATTGTTACTATATTTTTCATCATAACATCTTTGCAACATACCAGACCATAATATGTACTCTTTACAGTGCTTATTATTTTCTAGGTTTTTAGTACTCTTACTGCCTAAGATACCTACGCCAAGATATGTGGGTTTTAATTTATCGGCAACTTTACCTCGTCTAACTTCTGATAGGTAAGCAACAGTTTCAAAACCAGTTTCTTCAAATCTGACTAAGGCTTTAGATTTACCAACCTTTTCAACGACTGTTAACTTACCAAAACTGTTTGTATGGAAGGTTTTTCCTACAACGCACTCTTTTTTCATAGGTAATATAACTCCTTCATATAGTCTAAAGAGACAAAAGACGGGCAAGCAAACCCATCAGAACATTCGTGTAACACTGTTAAACCTCTAAAGTGATTATTTCCTGTAAAACCCTTATAAGACTCAAAATGATCATAGCAAGCTCCGTTCACGATGCCTAACTGTTGCTTACCGTCAATCGTAGGTCTAATTGCAATATCAAGGCATTGCTTATGTCCCACTACAAAAGAACGACCAACAGTTTTAAGAATATTCATGGCACTACCACCATAGGGTTTCCCACTCATCGGATTAGCAAGGTAGTGAACAAAGAAGATACCTTCAATTTCAACTGGTTTTAGGAACGGATGAACTTCCCACCCATATTCGGCAAAAGGTAGTTTATCTGTTCCTAAAGTTCCTTGCAGTTCAGGGTGGTCATTCACATAACGGTCTAAGCGTTCTTCGTGATTTCCTAAACAGAAAACTTTACGGGGGTGATAATCCTTATGCTTCTCTAACTCTAAGTTTAAGAATTTAAAACCTGCAACACCAGCTTCAATATCTTTATATAACCGCTTGCCTTCAATCTTTGATGTCCCTTTATCGTAGCTAGATAAGCTAGGAAGATCGAAATGATCACCGATGTGAACTATAATGTCAGGCTTCTTATCAGCGATATATTTACCAACCCATAAAAGGTATTCTAGAGGCTCTTCGGACTTAGCTTGTGTGTCAGCAATTACCAAGATTGTAGGTTTCTTCTTAACTTCACCCAAACTTGGTTTTTCTTTGGCTTTCCAACCTGTATAATCGTTTTGGTTTTGTACACCTAGTACAATATCTTTGATTTCCTCATCTCTTATCTGTTTCTTAATGAATCTCTGTATTTTGCATCGGTCTATACCTAGAATCTTAGCAGCAGATCGTTGAGAATGACCATCGTTAATAAGTTCTAGGTAGTCGATGTAATCTTGTTGGGTAATCTTACTCAATTGTAAACTCCTTTAAAACATCTGCTTTAATAATCTCTTGTAAGTTTCCCTTGTACTCGTAGAAAGGTAGTTGTTTCAAACCTAGTACATTAGAAGCATTCCAAATAAACTCTTTCTCTGTAATTAGATAACACTTGTAGTTTTTAACTTCTGATAGGTTATTAACACCAAAGAAATCTAAACAAGCTTTAATCATTTCACAACCATAAGCTGTTCCTACACGTTTCTGCTTATCTTTATCGTATGTATCTAAGACAACATTAAATACAGATAAACCTCCACCATCAACTAACTCCACATTCACATCTAAGATAAGAATCTTTCGGTCTTGATAGTTGGTTGTAACACTCTTTACGTTACACAATTGGTAATTCATCATCTTTCTCCTTTAATAAACTTAATTTATGTTCCACAATCGTTGCCCTACGTGCTGATTGAGTTGATGATACAGGAAGTTGACGCTCCTGTAAATAGGCTTTATCAAGTTTTTTATCTACAAGTTGTTTAGCTTCTTTCTCAGCTCTTGCTGTATCAAAATCAACACCGTATCTTTCTGAGAAGGTTTTGATTTTGTGTGCCTCTTTAGATACAAACTGTAAGTCGTCTAAAGTTACCATTGCTATTGCTTTAATAAAGCCTACAAGATCATCCAAAGTCGTCAAAGAGTGGTTTCCAACTTTGTGATCAACTTCCATCTCGTTAATAGGATAAGTGCCATCAGTTAAGGCACAAACAGCCCCCCACACTTCTTTCACCCTACCTTTAGGATTAGGGTTTGGTATTTTTATACGATTACGCTTTATGAACTCAAGCTTTACTGGGTTTTTTGACCACATAGCACGTCTAATACTCCCTCTCAACCATGTGTAATAAGCACTCTCTGTTTTCCAAACATGTGACATTTCGGCTAACATTTTTTCCAACTTATCATTAGTCATTAATACCTATCTCCCATTCAATCAAAGCTTGATAAACCTTATCATCAATCTTACCTTTAAACCCAATTAAAACTTCTTCAATTTGTACTTTCTTAGCAAGTCTGTATGCTTCAAATGCAATAGACTCTTCTTCAAAATAACCTAAATGTTTTTGCTTACCATTTAAACCTATTAAATAAGCTCTGAACTTTCTAGCATGTTTACTAAAGGACACACCAATCGGGTGATCACCTCTTTGTGCCCGATTATCTAAGATAAGGTTATTTATTTGTACAGGCACAAAACAACAAGTATCTTTAGAATAAAGTTTATTGCCTTTTATCAATATATCTTTATCTAAACACCACCCATTATTAATAGCTTGTTCGTATCCAACAAGTGTAGACACTTCATCAATGAATGCTGTCATACTATGCCACCTCACATCACACGTAACATTTGCATATGACGGGTGCTTCTCCTTAAATGAAGTGTCGTGTGAACGGTATAACATGTTAGCCCAAAGCTTATATTCGGTTGTGTGTTTCCCAAACAAAGATGTTGGAAATGTAAAGTCGTTAATCCCTACACCACATACAAATGACTTCTTCCTACCCATTAATAACTCCTTTCATAAATAAATCCAAATCAAATACCTTACCACGTTCCTTAGTAATATAAACCAACTTACCTGTGAGTGTTAAAGCATCTTTCCAAGTCTCACCATACGTTAGTTTATATACTTCAATAACACGTTTTTTCATTTCTATTTTAGAGTGCTTAACATCATCTAATAACTTCTCTGCTGTTTTCTTACCAATAGATTTAACCTTTACATTAAACACTTCTCTAAGCTCTGTAGAGACAAAATCAATTCCACGTATGAAGTCAGTGCTGTCACCAATTAACAACTGCGTACTTAGGTTATAGAATGCTTGTAGAGGGTCAATATAAAACACACCAAGATCGAGATTATTATAATTTAGAAATAATCCATGATGGTTTTCTAAATCCTTGTCAATATACGCTCGAATACCTAATGGGTCTAAAGCTGAATCAGCAATTACAAAATCTTCACTCTCGTAACCATGTACAACTTCAATCTTCCCTTTATACTTATACAGCATGTAGTTAAAGCAGTGTTTGTGTAGAGCTGGTTTCGCTCCTCGATTAGATTTGTATTCAGGGTAGACATCATAACGGAAATTGTCTTTACCTTGAATATACAACCTATAATCATTAACCCAATCGAAACCAACAATAGAATCAACCTTACTCTTAACATTAGATAAAGCAAAACCGATAATTGGTACAACAAAATCATCTAATTTAAAGTTCTTGCCTTTAATATCATTAATTAAAAAATCGTCAAACGCATCAAAGTTTTCAAACTCTTTCTTTCTACCACTCGCTCTGTGTGTAACTACACAAGGGTCTTTAGAACAAGCTGCTGCACATGCGTATGCTATTGTATCTGAGTCTATGTAAAGGTTATATTTTTGTGTTGGGTCAAACTTGGTAAAGTCATAACGACTAAAATCTCTACTCATATTCACTCCTTATAAACAAATAAAGGACACACCATTTAAGGATATGCCCTTGTGTTAAAACTAATTACTTAACTTAATTGATTAACCATTAACAGCTTCTTCAAGTTCTAAGAATGAATTAAGTTTAGCTACTGTTTCACCTAATTTCGATGTAGCAGTTAGTTTACCAATCTTATTCAAATCTGACCAAGATACTTCAGGT